CCAATATAAATCAATCCAAATCCATCGTCATATAGCTTACAGACACGAACTACATTTTTGTAATCTAAGTATGTAAATGAATTGCTTTGAATATTCGGCACATCTATACTATTACTCCTTTGAATGGCATTTTGGAATTTTACAGTATAGGATCTTGCTGCACCATATTCTGGTATCAGACGATATTCTAATTGAGGAGTAATTGTCACACTTAATATAGAAGAATCCATATCAAGAATAGAAGCTTCCAGTTCATTTGCTATCAGATCTGCGTCAAAGATATCCAAATTAGTTATTATATAATCATCAATTGCTTTAATTATTTTTGCATTTAATTGAGTAATTGATCCTTTATTTTTAACAATATCCACCTTAGCATCACAATTTATAATAAGGTATATTATATTTGGATCTACTAGTTCTGGTACAACCCCAACAACTCCTCTATTCTTAGTCAAAGATTTCAATATGGCATTCTTTTCACTACTAGTAAGTGCTGCTCGATTTTCAGGTTTAATACAAATGAATACTTTACCGTATGCAGGTGGATCGTTTTCTTCTCCTCCCCAGCATTTTATAGATTTGATGAATGCAAAATCTTTTTGTAAAATTATAGAATAATCGCTTGCAGTCACTGCTCTTTCTTGTGTAGTAAAATTCTTTGGAGCATTGTACTTGATGGAATTTGTTGTTTCTTTCTCCGAACCACCAAAAGAAGGCAGTACGACTTTTACAGTATCTACAGAATCTAACGAATTGAATACTCTGTTGGATTCTGCATCTGTAAATCCTATGTCGTTTGCTTCTATTCCGCTGCTTTCTAAGAAGGTAATAGTAACTAGATTACCTTCGTTCAATCTTTTACCTAAAATACCATCACCAAAATATATTCTATAATACTCATCCGGTCCTTCTTCTAAGAAGAATACATTAGACTCGCCATTGATTAGTGTTATATTCTGAGATTCTGTCCAAGCAGCATCACTTCCTGTAGCATTTGATGTGCTATTTTGAACTGCTATCGATATTGTTTGTGTGTCTATATTTTTGTATCTTAGTGTGAATTTTTGAGTTGGATTTGATCCATCTATAACGAAAGAATTCGTTCTTAAGAATCCTTCACGAATAGCAACAGATCCTGTTGTGTAGTTGATAGGAGTTATTCCATCAACATCCAGTTCATTTACACTAAAGGTTGCTTCTTCTAAATTATAGAAAAAGAATGCAGTAGAATCTTTATTGGCTTTAAATGCTTGATATTTTGGTAATATGAGAGATCCTACTATCGCTCCGGTATCTGAAGCAGATCTAACAATTTCCACTATGCAAGTGGCACTTCTAGAAGAAGAGGGGGTATATCCTAAATTTTTAGCAATAGACACAACAGAGGATCTTTTCTGTGCAGTATCCAGAAAAGCTTCATTGAAAGTTATGTTATTGTATAATGCTTGATAATGTGTGTTGTATGCAAGTATGTCCAACAGAATATTTAAGGTAGATCCCTCAAAATTGTAACCACTAAACTTATCTTGATTCTTTAAGAACGAAATAAGATTTTGTTTGATGTCGTTGTAATCTAGCTTAGAAAAATCGGGATTCATCTATTCCTCTCTAGATTAACTTGCAGAGATTGTGATTGTAAATTTTCTTGATTTACTACTCCATAAGTTATCTGTATTGTTAAACCATTCTGATCTTCCGAACTAACAACATCTACTTCTTGTAATTTAACTCGCGGTTCGTACTTATTGATTATGTATTCAACTTTTTCACGAATTATATTCTTTCGAATGAAATCTGGAAAATTCTCAAATAGAACTTCTCTTAAACCAACATCTATGTCAGGATTGAATGGTTTATCGAATTTATTGAGCAATAGCAGGTTTTTCAGGGATTGCTTGATAGCATTGCCATCTTTTACGATAGTAATATCCCCGGTTGAAGGATTTTTAGTAAAATCATTACTTATATCTGTTATGTTTAATTTTGCCATTATTTGGAAGTAAGTAAGGTGTTTATGATCCTAGTATTCTTTTTAACAAAAAACTCAAAGGTATCTACTACATCTGCATTTAATGCATCAACATGTGCCCAAGAACACCACTCACAGCAATAATAACCATATGGAGTCAATGAACTGTCCGATCTCAACGGAACTAAAATAAACGCAATGGTGTTTCTTGCTTCCAAAAATCCCTTAAAGTGACTATCCACTAATGTATTTGTGAAGATCAATCTTGGTTCGTCTTCTTGCAGTATTTTCAATTTCTCAATAAATCTGGTCAACAGAACTCCTTGTTGCTGATCTATTGTGTTCACAACCCCAAGACTACAGGATTCGTGTGTAATTGAGAACTTTAATATACTTTCACCTGTGAAGAAATCTCCACCATTATGAAACTGTGAAATGAATACTCTAGCGGAATCGAGTTCTAGCCGCATCTCAGTAAGCAATTCGTTTACTTGTGTATGAACTTTTGTGAAATCCTTCCCAGTACCATTGCAGAAAAGAGGGTGTTTGCATTTTGTACGAATATTTAATTTTCTTATTAATGTAATCACACATCCAACAAGAAACGAAACTACAGCCACGCCAATACCAAACCACACATCAGGAGAAAGAGATTTGAAAAATGTTAACATATTAGTATCCTATAAATTACTGAACATTGTTATTTATTTATTTTTAGTATTGGTTGGAACCCAAGGTTTTTTATTATTTTTAAGATAGGTATTGGTTGTCTTAGCATCTGTTACTTTATTCGAGTATGGATCTTTATCATTTATTGGTTTTGGATCTCTTCCGAATCTTGGAGCGGTTTCGGTTTCTGGAATATACAGCTTTGCTGTGATTGTTTTGATGTTCTGAGGAGCTTTCAACTCTATCTTATCGCTAGATGAACGAATTAGAGCATAATTTTCTGCTACAAACTCGAAAGTTGCAGCACTGTATATTTTCATGGGAGAAACTCCATCTATAGAAGAAAATATATCCATACTAGAAAAAGACTTGATTAGCATCGTTCCAGCAGACTGTACCGTCAGATCAGTACCGGAAGTCAAGTTTAGAGTACCACCGGAGCGAATTGCACAATATCCAGAAACATCAATTGTCATATTATTGTAATATTGCTCTGTTTTAATTTTAGCAGATTCATCAGAACTACCAACAACCTGTACTATCTGATTTCCGCTGACATACACCCTTTTGCTACCTTCCAAATATTCCGCATAATAACCAGAAGGGTTTGTGAGGTATTTTTGATCAAATTCACCATCGATTCTTTCATCGCGATTTCCTCCTATTTCATGAATAACATTTCCGCCAACAACAGTATGCATGTGTCCAACCACTTCTAAATTATAATCTCCACCAACCGTGTGATTGTAGTTGCCATTATCTTGTAAAATGTTGACATCACCTTTGTTCACACGCATGTTCAAATCACCTTCTGCTAAGGAAACATTCATATTTCCTTTATGAACATATATGTTTACATTTGCATTACCTGATATGTGAATATCAAAGTTTACATTCTTTTCTGGTGTATTTTCATCTTCATCGCTATTAACAAGAATCTTCAATCCTTTGTCTATAGTAACTGTAGAATATCCACCCAAATGAACATAATTGTCTCTGAACACATGAATGTAATTGTCTCGAACATTTTGATGAATCACATCTCCGTTTGGAAAGTATTCATAATTAGAACCGGATCTATGAAAGAATGATACTCGTTCGCTTCCTGGCGTATCATCAGTTTCAGTAACATGTCCCGATTCGCTTTGTGTTACTTTATTGAATGGATAAATTGTTCTTGGTTTGAATTCTTCACTTTTCTTTTCTTGACCATTACAAGGATCTTTTTCTTCGATCTTCTCACCATTAATACGACCATGTTCTGTTTTTGGTTGTGTCCATTGATTAACTTGTGGTTTTTCAACTGTTGGTGTTTGTGTTTGGGGTTTTACTTGTGCAGCCGGTTGAACTGCTCCGGGAGGAGTAGAACTGGCTTTCACCTTTCCGCCGGCTACTGCTGGACTTCCACCGCCACCACCACTACCCCCGCTGCCACCACCACCACCACCACCAGCGGCCGCGGCTAACGCCGCTTGAGATGCTGCTACATCTGTTGCATTATTTGAAGGTGGATTTACTTTTCCACCAGAAACAGGAACATCAGTTGCAGATGTGGTGTTTGGCAAAGGTTTTCTATTTCTAGAACCAGTCTTCCCTTTTACCTCTTTTGCAGTACCATTTGGTGGTATTATATTTGGATCATCGCAATTATTTGACATTATATTATCCTAAAATCTTTCCATTATTGGCATTCAATGGTTCTTCTGTTACCAATTTCCAATTTTTAAATTCTGAAGATAACATAGTACTAGCAACAGAATTATTTCCATATCCAAATCCACTCAATGTTCCTTTATTTGTATTAGAAATATTAATAACACCACATTTGAATTTCTCTTCTACTTTTATATCTGCAATCTTAGAATAATCATATAGACCATCCGGTCTTGCAGTTTTCTTTAATTCTATTATTGTGTTTGCTATTTTGGTAGGATCATTTATTGCAATAGAACGACCGTCTTTGCTTGTTTGTTTTTTTGGTTCTTTTTCGGTGAGCTGAACTCCACGATCTTTTGTTACTTTATCTTTTCCAAATGGATATTTTCGTTCAACATCTTTCGATGGGAATTCTTTTAGTTCCTTTTCAGTTCTAGGATCTCTAAATCCATCTCCATAATTTTTCTGAAATGTTTCTTTTGCTGAAGTCTTTTGCTGTAAAGTATCAGAACCTGTTGTGTCTTTTTTCTCAGTTTCTTCCGGAAGAGTTGGCAACCATCCAATGATCACAGGTTGTTGACAATCAACTCCATCTTTAAAGAAACCAAAAACCCAAAGACCTTCCGCAATTCCAGTTGGACTGCTCTGTGGTGTTGCACCGGTCGTTGGTGGTTGTACTACTTCTGCCCATGGCAAAGCCGATGTTGGGATATCCTTTTGAAATGGACTATGATATCCATGTATTCTTACACGAACTCTGCCCTTTTGTAGAGGATCTATACGATCTTCAACACACCCCCACCACCATCTAAATGTAGGATTTCCTAA